GAATTCTAAAGTTTACACGGCTATGAAAAACAAGATGGGCGGATTCAAAATTAACAAGAAAGGTATGAACTAAATATGACACCTGAAATCGTAGGCGCCATTGTGCGCCACATTCTAACTGCCGTTGGCGGCTATTTCGTCTCCAAGGGCGTGGTTGATCACGGCGCGGTTGAAGCCATTATTGGTGGCGTTGTTGCCGCTATCGGCCTCGGCTGGTCCCTGATTGCCAAGCTAAAGAAAGCCTAAGCCATGTTTTGGGGGCTAATTGAAGCCCTCATTCTGGCGATATGGAAAATCATCAAGGGGGAGGTCAAAGATGCAAACAGGCCAGTTAAAGGTACTGATCTTGGGCCTCCCCCTCCTTATCTCCATAGCCGCTGGTCTGAGCGGGTGCGCGACTACCTCAGAGACAAAAAGTCTAATCTTCGTTGACCCCGGGGATACTACCCTTTTAAGGATAGGCCCGAATGTTGAAGGTCAGGTTTACTTTTGGAACGGGAAAGAATGGGAGCTTACTGGAAAAAAAGTAAAACTACCCGAAGGATGGTTGACTGGTCCTCCTCCTACTGATAAATAAGCCCTAGTTTTTGAAAATTGGGATCATCGAATGAGATGGTCTGACTAGGCCAGCCCCGTTACGGCGGGACAACTGCGACTCGAAAAGGCACATACTCGGGTGTGACCAGCACAAAAACACTTGTCTGGTTCGTTAGCTTTCCGAGTGGAAATGTCTAAGGAACTGGAAAAAGAAAACTCTACCCGAAAGGTAATAACAAAATGCCCTCTACTGTATCCCGCCTTGGTCAGATCAATGCGGCTGGTGCTGTGGACGCGTTGTTCCTCAAGAAGTTCGCGGGTGAGGTGCTGACCACGTTTGAGACTGAGAACGTCTTCAAACCCCTGCACCTGATTCGCACGATTGAGAACGGCAAGTCTGCTCAGTTCCCCGTCGCTGGTGTGGCTTCGGCCAAGTATCACGGTGTTGGTGACAATATGCTCACCGACGCTGGTTATATCAGCCAAATCAAACACGCAGAGCGGGTTATCACGATTGATAACCTCCTCACCTCGTCCACCTTGGTTTCTCGCATCGACGAAGCGATGAACCATTACGACGTGCGTTCCATCTATACCACCGAACTGGGTCGCGCTCTTGCGAAGAAATTCGACAAGACCGTTTCTCAGGTCATCACCCTCGCGGCCCGTGGTTCCTCGCTCATCGGCGGGAAAAACGGCCAGAACGTGGTGACGGGTGCCAACCCCACCGGCGCCAAACTTGCTGAAAGCATTTTTGAAGCCGCCCAGAAATTGGACGAGAATGATATTCCGTCGGAAGAGCGCTACGCCGTTCTTTCCCCGGCGAACTACTACAAGCTCGTTCAGGAACTCGCCAAAGTTACCAACGCTAACGCGGTGGGTAGCTATGTTGACGGTTCTGTGGTCAAGGTGGCTAACGTCACCATCGTCAAGTCCAACAACTTGAACTTTGGGACCAATCAGTCCGCCGCCGGGTTTGACGCCGACTACTCTGGCGTTAACGCGGCCAACAGCTATCGTGGAGATTTCACGAATACTGTTGGTATCGTGTTCCACAAGAACGCGGCAGGTACGGTCAAGCTCCTCGACCTCGCGGTTGAGAGCGAATATAAGATCGAACTGCAAGGCACCTTCATGGTGGCTAAGTACGCGATGGGTCATGGTATCCTTCGCCCTGAGTGCGCCGTGGAGATCAAGACTACTGCCTAATTAAAGTCTTAGGGAGCCCTGCAAGTCTTAGTCTTGGTTCTCGGGAATATATAAAGGGGTTTTTCCCCGCCTTCCTTCCCCGAGTCTAATCAAACTAATGGCTTGCAGGGTTTCTCTTTTTCTGTAGTAAGTACCTGTAGATATGCCAGTTGCCCCGATGACCAAACTGGAAGCCGTCAACCAGATGCTTTCTGGTATTGGCGAATCTCCCATAAATAGCTTGTTCCAAGGCACTTCCGCCGATGCGCGAATTGCTGTCCAGATTTTGGATGAAGTGGACCGGGCCGTCCAGCTTATGGGTTGGCATTTCAATACTGAAAAGGATTTCCCGCTTTCTAGGGACATCAACAACAACATCAACCTATCGGCCAACGTGGTCCGGGTTGACGTAGATAACGAGTTCTACCCCGGAGTTGACGTGGTTCAGCGGGGCTCGAAACTATACGATAAGAAGAACCACACCTTTCAATTTACCCAAGACCTGAAGGGCGAAATTATTGTCCTTCTTTCCTTTGAAGAACTTCCTGAGCCCGCTCGCTACTACATCACAACCAGAGCTTCTCGTATCTTTCAAGACAGGGTGGTTGGGTCTGGGGACGCCGCTCGTTCGCTTCTCAACGACGAGATTCAGGCCCTAACTCTTCTCAAGGAGTTTGATCACGACACCGGGGATCATTCTGTTTTTGACAATTACGACGTAGCCCGCATCATCTTTCGCTAAATGGCGCTTGTTTCAATCAACATCCCGAACTTAATCAGCGGGGTGAGCCAACAGGCTGACGCCCTGCGGTTCGCTTCTCAGGCTGAGGAATCCATCAACGCATACCCATCGCTGGTGGACGGATTGGTCAAGCGGCCCAATACCCGCTACGTCGCCAAGCTCTACAGCGAGAGTTACGATTACGCCAAGTTTCACACGATCAACCGAGATAGCTCTGAGAGGTACACGGTTTCATTTAACTCTGAAGACCCAGACCCCCTTAAAAAGGTAAGGGTCTGGAACATGAGCGGGGTTGCTCAGACCGTTGTTACTCGCGGTGACCCTAGCGCCCTAAACTACCTTCCAGCTAACTGCGCCAAAAATATCAAATGCCTTACGGTGGCTGATTACACGCTTGTCTTAAACAAGGACAAAACCACGGCGATGGACCCAAGCGTGTCCTACACTCGCCCTTACGAGGCGCTAGTGTTTGTATCTCAGGGGGCGTATAGCGCCGAGTACAGCGTTACGTTGGATGGGACTAAATACACGGTAAAAAGCGGAGACGGATCGGCAACAAGTGGAACGAATTTTGCGTCTGTGAGCAACGGCACCGCACCTACAGATACAACATGGCCTTCAAAGCAACAGGCCAGCACTACCAAAATTGCGGAGTTTTTAGCCGCCGCCATTCGAACTAACACTAACTATGACGCAACTGGCTCTGTCGTTCAGATAGGCTCCACAATTTACATTAAAAGAGACAACGATGCGGCTTTCACCATTGCCGTTTCAGACTCTCAAAGCGGAAATGGTCTTAAACTTATTAACGAGGAAGTTCAGAGCTTTTTAGACCTCCCGGCTGAAGGCAAGCACGATTTTACAGTTAAGGTGGCTGGCGAGCCTGACGACGAGGGAGATGAGTATTGGGTTAAGTTTGAGGCGTCCAACGGGACTCAAGGTACGGGCGTTTGGAAAGAAACATCAGCCCCGGCCATCCCTTATTTTCTTGAACCAGCAACCCTTCCACACGCCATTATTAGGCTGGCTAATGGTACATTTCTTTTTACTCCGCTGGACGGAGGCACGTACACCAGCGGCGCATTAACCTACGAGGTTCCGTATTGGGGCGACAGACTTGTGGGTGACGAGGACAGCAATCCTGATCCCTCTTTTGTTGGGAGAAAGATTGCCGATATGGTGTTTTTCCGAAACAGGCTTGGATTCCTGTGTGACGAAAACGTAATCCTGTCAGAAGCAAGCGAGTTCTTTAACTTCTTCAGAACCACCGTCACCCAACTTTTGGATTCGGACCCGATTGACGTGGCCTCGAGCTCTAACAAGGTATCCATTCTGTTTGCCGGGGTGCCGTTCCTCGAGAAGCTCATCCTGTTTTCTGATCAGACCCAATTCAGCCTCCAAAGCGCCGAAAACCTAACTTCGCGGACTGTGGCTATTCAGAACACAACCAACTTTTCGTGTTCTACTTCGTGCGCCCCTGTGGCTGTGGGAAAAAACATCTACTTTTCTTTTAACCGGGATAGTTATTCTGGAATACAGGAGTATTACCTAAACTCCGATTCGCAGTATCTAGACGGAGTTGACATCTCAGCCTCGATACCGTCGTACATTAAAGGCTCTGTCACTAAAATTGTGGGCTCGGATAATGAGCAAATGATAGCTGTGCTATCCGACCAGTTCTTCAACGGATTCTACCTTTACAAGTACTTTTTTAATGGGAACGAAAAGTTACAATCGGCATGGTGCAAGTTTACTTTTGGGGACGACCCAACTGCTGGAACGAGTGGTTGGACTTATGTAGAAAACATTGACTTCATTGACAACCAGCTTTTTGTAGTAACAACCCGTACTGACGGAACCTATTTAGAGCGCATCGACTTTCAATCTGGAAAAACAGACGCAACCTCAAACTATGTAGTTCTCCTCGACCGCCGTTTATCTGATAGTCAAGTGTCAAAAAATTATGATTCCTCTACTGGTAACACCACTTTTACGTTGCCATACTCAATCAACCGTGCGGCGGTAGTCACAAGAGCCACAAGCCCCTCAGGTCCGGGCTATAACATCCAAACAGCCTCCGTAGGATCGGGCCAGCTACCTCAAACAGCCGGGGTAGGCGGGTCAATTATTCCTGTTCTTTCATCTGGCGGTACGTCAGTTGTTGTGAAGGGTAACTACAGCACGGCGGCCTTGTGGATTGGTGAGAAATACACAATGGAGCATACCCTTGGTCGCGTCGTGCTTCGCGCCCCCGGGGCCAAAGGCAACCCTACGGTTGTGTCCGCTGGAAAGCTCTATCTTCGCCGCGCCTCTGTTTCCTACGACAAAACCCGTAGCTTCAAAATTACTGTGACTCCAATTAACGCGGTGTACCCGACAACCTACGAGTATCTTTGCAACAATCAGGTCATGGGGACCACCACATCTGCGGTCAACTATGATTCCCTGCGGGACGGTACATTCCGTTTCCCTATCCTTTCCAAAAACGATCAAGTAATAATCAAACTCGTAAATGACACTCCCCACCCCTGCGCCCTCCTTTCAATGGACGTCGAGGCACAATACGTCTCCCGTTCTCAAAGGGCTGGCTGACGAAGTTTGGGATTATGAGCGCGGGTGCGCCGTCCGTAAGGCGGTGCCCGAGGACGCCCATATTCTCGCTCCAAAACTAAGGCCAGAAGACCTACGGGAAATCAGGGC